GCCACCCGAGTGGACCGACGCAGGCACCGACTCGACTGTCACCTTGTTCTGCTTTGACGCTTTGCAGCTGCTTGGCTCGTCGTCGCTCCCTGCGGACTGGTCACGCGATTACATTCTCAGCCAGTCGCCACGCCACTACTACCCCTGCGATGAACCCGTTACCCCGTACACAGGCACTAGCACACTCAAGGATTACGGGTCCATTCCACTGAACATCACTGCGTCCGCCACCGCTATCAACGGCGGTGAACTCGCACCAGGTTTGCCAGGTAACTCGATACAGGCTGCCGTTTCAAGTGCAGGCACGTCAGGTTTTGCGACCACCGCAGCAAATACCGATTTCAGTGTCTCAATGTGGGCCGTTATGGATTCCACTTCTGCAACCACAGGCGGTGCAGTGGGTGCATACGGATGGGCCATCGGCTGGGATCCAAACACAGGGCAATACGTTGTCACTATCCAAGACCAAGCTGCGGGCTTGACCCGAACGTATACATCGTCTAACACTTACGACGGTTCGCAACCAAGTCACGTCACTTTCTCATTCAACGTCACCAGCAAGGCATTAGTCCTAATGGTCGACGGTGTTATCGGTGCGACAACGAGTGCAACGGCCGGAGCCATTATCATCATCGTCGGTGAGAATGTCGCCCTTGGTACGGGACAGTTTCAACAGGTGTGCGTCTGGACGGGCCTTATTGCTCAAGCCACAGTGCAGGAAATTATCCGCAGGTCTAAAGCGGTGTTTCCCGAAACCACCAGCGCCCGCTTCAACCGCATCATTGCTGAAACACCTTTCAGCGCGTCCCTAACGAGCGTCCCAGCGTCGCCTGCGTCATCGGTGCTGGACATCACAAACGACGCCCCTACGGCCGTTTCAGAACTAGGCAAAGTTGAGGTGTCGGAATACGCCCCGCTGTTTGTAAACAAGGCTGGCACCGTCACCATGTACAGCCAGTCACAAATCCGCAGCCAGACCAAGTCGATTGTCCCGCAGGCCGAATACGGCAACGGCGTCGGCTTCATGGGCAACTCCATCGGCACCGAAGTGCAGCTGCAATACGACGGCGACTCAATGCGCAACGTCTCTAACGTCCAAATGAGTGGCGGCGGTGTTTACATTCAGACCAACTCGAGCAGTGTCACCACCTACGGCGAAGCGGAACAGTACGTCGAAACACAGGTTGCTTCATTGGCTGACGCCGTTGACATCGCAAACATCGTAAACGGCTGGGGCGGGAATGTTTACGCCAAGGCGTCACCGGTGTCGGTTGTGTTGTCGCCTACCGCGTCGTGGGCTTCGACGCTCGGGCTTGAGCTGTTTGACAGGTTTACTTTGCAGGTCACTCCACCGTCTGGCAACGCGATCACTACGCCGATGCTGACGTCTCGTATTGCGCACTCGGTCACGCCTGAGCGTTGGGTGACGACGCTTGAGGGGTCGGCGCGTTGGGCTGCGGTATTTATTCTCAACCAATCTCGCCTAGGCGGGACAGACCTTTTAGGATGATGTTATGAGTTACCCGGTTTTTGCTAGTGGCGACGTGCTGAACGCCAGCGACATGAATGGTGTCGGTATGTGGCTAGTCAAGACACAGACCATTGGCACAGCGGTTTCTAGCGTGACGGTTACGGGAGCGTTCTCGGCTGACTACGAAAACTATCGAATTGTCGTCAGCGGTGGGTCTGCAAGTGCAGACGGCGGCCTAACTATGACGCTTGGCTCAACTGCTGCTGGTTACTACTACTCAATGATCTACTCCAACTACACAGGCGGCAGCGCTGTGGCGGCAGTAAACAACGGCGCAGCGTGGACAAACGCAGGCACGTTTACAACTAACGCAAACACGGTGGTGATGGACATTCTCAGGCCGTTTGAGAGCGACCAGACGGCCATTTGTGGCACCTACATTGGGGTAAACACGGGCGGTGTAAACGGTCAGTACGGCGGCTATCTAAACAACACGACTTCATACACGGCGTTTACTTTGGCAACTACGGGTGGCGCAACTATGACAGGAGGAACTATCCGTGTCTATGGATACCGAAACTAACCGACCCAAAATCCAAATCGACGACCTAGTTCGCGAAATGACAGACGAGGAGTACGCAGAGTATGAAACGCGCAATGCTAATGCTGAGCCTTTGCCTAGCGCTGAGTAGTTGCGCCGACCGCGTACGCGAAAACTGCGACACAACCCGTGCCGACGGCCTACTAGAAAGACGATGCCCATGAAACCAGAAAACCGACTCACCAACGAAGAAATAAAAGCCCGACTTATACTCATCGTCGGCATCGCACTATCGTTTTCATTCGTTGCAGCAATCGTCTCGCTGATCTACGGCCTGCTATTCGTCACCCAGCCACTCGAGCAAGCACCCAACGACGCCGAAGCGTGGGCTGTGCTGTCACCGATGCTGATGACCCTTGCCGGTGGACTCATCGGACTTCTTGCAGGCAACGGCCTGAAGGACAAGCCGAAGGACCCGCCAAGTGCCCCGTAAATACCCCTTCTACCCTTCTTGGAACGGCAAAAAAGCCAGCCCTGTGCTCGAGCAGTTTGTCAAGAACATGAAAGCCCGCTGGGGTTTTAGCAACCTAGGCATCTACGCGAACCGCACTATGCGCGGCTCCGAGAACCTGTCAGTCCACGCCACAGGATGGGCTTGCGACGTGGGTTACACCGACCGCAAGATCGGCGTCGCCGCTTTCGACTGGCTCATCGCCCACACCAAAGAACTACGCATAGCCGAGATTCACGACTACGCCTACAAAGACCCAAAGCAGTCTAAGGCGTGGGGTCGGGGCTACCGATGCTCACGCGGTGAAGGCGTCAAAGGCATCAAGATCTTCAACTCGGAAGACAACGCTGGCACACCCGGCGGTAAATGGCTTCACGTTGAGATTGAGAACAGCTGGAAATCTGCTGAGGAGTTTCAAGCCGCTTGGAAGGCCATTCCGAAGCCATAAGGACGCTGGCACCGCTTGGATACGGTGACGGCTAGCGGGTGGGGTTGTTGGTTTCTCCCCGGCTCCACCCGCGATTTCGCAATGCTTGACAAGTCTGTAAACATCTGTTTACACTGATGTCACGCCGCCAAGGGCGCACACAAGGAGAAACACAAATGCCAGTAATGGACGACTTCCATTCACAGATACTCGAGGGATATTGGCAGGGCCTTTGCTCGTATGAGATTGCCGCAGAGCTGGGCGCTGACCCAGTTATTGTTGCCCGCATTATTGACGACTTCAATACGTTGGGATACTGAGCGATGACAACATTTGACGACCTGCCACTGTTCCGCAACACCGACCCGCAAGGATCTGTAAACGGAGCGAAGCACATCACACCAAAGCGCGGCTCACAAGCTATGCGCTTACTCGCCATCTACGCCCAAAACCCGATTATGGGTTTGACCGACGAGGAAGCATCGTCGCAGGCTGGCATCCTGCACGGCTGGAAGCGTTGCGCCGACCTACGCCGCATGGGCTTCATCGAGCCCACAGGCACCATGCGCCCAACCGTGGCACAGGTAAACGCTATGGTCTGCCGTATCACCCAGCAAGGTCTCGAGGCACTAAAGTGATCCACGCAATAGTCTCATGGGTCGGATTCGGCATAATCGTGTTTACAACCGTCTTAGTCATTTACGTCGGTATGACAGGTGAGAAGTGATACCTGTTTACGGCTGGCTTCCGTTATGGTCGGAAGATAAGAAAATACTGGTGCAGGTGTTTACATCTGCGGACGGCCTGATCGAGCGAGTGACAGTCAACCACCGACTGTCAATCAACTTGCCGTGGGGGCCATCTATTGAGGTTTCAGAGGATTGCTCAAACGAATTATGTGCATAGCACTCATCATCACTGCATTATCGGCAACACCATCCAAGGCGTACGGCGAAGAGCTGGTCATGGACTGGCGGTTTTACCGTCGGCTTGCCATGTGCGAAACAGGCGCAAACGTCAACCACTCCACCAAGTCGTATACGTCTATGTTCGGCATTTCTCGGGGTGTGTGGCAGGCTTGGTCTAACCG